CTACAATGGTACGACTCCGAATACTGATTCGCTGCTGTATCTACGCACAGATACAGTAACCGTTGCTCTGAAATTACTGGTCTGGTAAGATATGAAGACAGTAGTTTCAGGACAGCTAAATCTGGTGGATGAGACAACCAATGAAACGTTGTCGCCTGTATCGTTTCCGCGTGTGTTTCCAGCATTGAGTGGACTTACTCCTGCAAGCTGGCAGCGTGGGGTCATAACTGACCAGACGAACGGCGGCAATCCGGTTGCTCTGAGTTTCGGCGATGTAGATCAAACAAGACTGTTTATATTCTACATTGAATCAGGTAGTGGTAGTATTACGCTCAAGCATGATTCCAATACGAATGGCATGGTTATACAATCAGGGCTCATTTTACAGGGAAGACTCACTGACGTTACTATCGAAACGACTTCTACCGAAGAACTTACATACAGGTATCTGGCAACCGGTCTGGATTAACCAGCATGGAAGCCTACACTGTATCGTTGAATGCCTGGGCGTTTGCCGCAATCTTTGTGGCAATCGTCCTGGTGTTTTACCCGACGTTGTGGCTTATAAAAAAGGCGGGCGGCCAGGTGCGAATAGGCAAATGGTCGCTTGCTTTTGATGCCAAGCCTTACACATACCAGCGTTCAACAGCTCCAGGAATGAAAAACGTTCTGGTCATCCCTAAATCAGTCATTCAATTCGAGGGAAAGAGCTGGCAAGTTCCAGAAGACCTTCCTGCATTTGAAATGCTGAAGACAATGTGGGGAGCTAATAAAGGTATCGACATAAGTAAAGCAGCGGTGATTAGCTACATGCAATCTGTGTTGCTTGATATTTCTAAAGAGCGGAGCATAGTAGTGTATTGCAGGGAATCACAGCTTTCAAAGCTCCCTGGTTTGCAAGACAATCCGAATATAGAAATTGTCACAAAAGAGGCGGCGCAATGACAACGTTCAGTCTCAAAGTCCAGTCCAGCAAAGATATAAGCAGGCTGGACTACTTGATGCATAAAGGAAAAACCCCTGAGACCGTTGCTTACATAGCGCATGAGTTTGCTCAGAATGCAGTCGATGCAAAAGAGAAAGCAAAGTTGACGGTAAATGGGGAGTCAGTTGTTTATGAAGTCGAAACGGATTGCCCGGAGCATATCGTGAGGGCTATTCAAATTGCACAGGAGAAAGAAAGAAACAAGCAGTACGCTCCGAAGAATGGACGGGGCATGGGGCTGGTCACTATAGCGCATAATGCAAGTCTTCAAGTTACTACCGTCAAAAAAACTGTCAGAGTTGAAGCCCGTCTCCGTTCAGCTTCAAGAGATCCGCAACCGAATGCGGGCCAGTTTGAATCTGGCTTCAGTTACGGTTAGGCTCATTGTAGCAGCATTCATTTTTCTTACCATACCGTTCATCTACAGGGATGCATTTGATTTTCAGATTGTCATAGGCAACGCTGTATTCATTGGCCTCTATGCAGTGTGCTTGATTTTCGCCGTTATTGTGTACAGGCGGCGAAAGCGAGTACCGGCAATGGCTCACTGGTTTTTCGCTACGCTTGATGTAGTCACGGTGACAGTTAGCTTGCTTTTTGAGCAGAGCGCGTCTCAGTACCATTCCAGTTTTTTCTTCGGAGTGCTGTATAGCATTGTGATAATTGCTGCATCGTTGTCGGAAAGCATGGTCACTGTGATTGTCGTTGGGAGCATTGTAGTATTTGTTCAAGTTGCGGCATTTTTGACTTTCGGAAATCAGGATTTGCTCTGGCTGCTGGGAGCAGTGTATTTTGCAATCCAGACTTCGGTTTTAGCTTACGTGGCAAGAGTGCGGAAAGAGTCCATGAATAGCAATCTGCGAACAAAGAACATGACGTTGATAAGTCCGTTGTATCGTATATTCGGGATTCAGAATTCAATAGTGAACAGCATTTATGGTACTCTGTTTGTTCGGAATCGTTACCCCGATGTGTTTGTAGGTGCGGATTTTGTAGCGGCTAAAGAACTGGAAGACAGTCTGCTGGTTATTGTGGGCGATTGTGTGGGCCACGGAACTGATGCCAGCCAGGGAGCCAAGGCTTGTCTGGTAGCTTTTCATAGCCCTGCTTGCTACGATACGTGGTCTTCGATTCAAACTATGCACGAAATTCTTCAGAAGGTTCCAACCGTCATGGGCGGGGAGGCGTTCGTGCTGGCGATACGACTGTATGAAAATGGGCGCATTGTAATGGAGGGCAAGTTGGAAGACGTACGACTCCATGATTTGAGCAGCCCGGAGGTAGAAAATTCACTGGACAAAGAAATCGAAACGTATGGATCTATTTTAGGAAGGGATGACGTAGAGCCGAAATCAAAACCGGTAGAGGTATATTTGAATCCGACGCAAGTGCTGGTAGTGCAGACAGATGGAGCAAGGTATTCGGACTCCACGGACGATCAGACCAGCGTGACAGTTAGTTCCACGTTTATGGATATTGGCGCGGAATCAGACGGAGTCCAGGAATGGATTATGGCCGGAAATCCGATGGACCAATGGAGCCAGGAAAATGCCGAATAACGACAATCTAAACCCCCTGGACTTCAGGCAGGGTGCAGCATTCAGGGAGCCGGTGCCGTCCGATCATCCGTTTTACAATCGACACGCTCCAGGATGGGGCCTGCTGGTAAGTCCGGATGAAATGCGTTATGTGGTTTTATTTGGAAATGAGCTGACTTCCAGTTCATCCAGCCAGACGATCACAGACACAGTGCTATTCTACTATGAGCAGAATGCAATCGCGATGGTAGAGCAAGTGCTAGACATAAATATACTTCCAAGAGTTGTCTTGACAGATGACAGGCTGGAGTTTGTAACTGGAGAGCCTATTCCAAGGATCGGCAAAAACGAAAGCGGAGAGTTTGTATTCAGCGATGACGTGCATTCTGAGTTGCAGGATTTCATTTCTTCCCTGGAGTCAGAAGAGCAGGAAGCGCAGTTAATAATTCGAGAAACCGGCTATCCCTACAGAAAGCAATACTCTGACCAGTACCTTTACACGTTATTGAACCAGCGGCCATTGCAGCGATGTTACCGGGCTGTTATGGTAGACCCCCGATTGGTAACGCTATTTGACATTTACCAGTTTCGCATCGAAAAGAAAGGCTATCGCAGTGTGGTGCAGTTTTTTCCGAACAATCTGGGCAGCACAAACTTCCTTCCAGTCTATGAGCAGCGCATTTACCAGTTCCGTTACCCATACCCTGATTTCCCTAACGCGATCCAGATAGACTACAAGGTAGGCTACGACAAAGCAGCAGTGGTGCCCTATGAATTGCGAGAATTGGTACGCAAGCTGGCCGGTATTATGCTTATGGCTGACTATGGAGACGGTAAAACGTCGGCACTGGCCAGCTCTAGCGCAAACTTGAACAGTATATCCGAATCGTTTACCACTACGCTTTCTGCTACCAGTGCAGCGTTCGGTGCGAGAATCAAGCAGTGGCAGGATGAAGTCAAAGAGTGGATGAAAGTTCACGCACAGAAATACAGCCGGGCAGTAGTAGGAGCACTATGATAAAGCAACCGATTGGAAAACTGCACGGAGAAGTGCTGTATTATGTGTCGGCGCAGACGCCAGAAGAGCGCACAAAGCTGGGCATTGCGCCGGGTATGACTGGCTACTGGCAGACAGAATCAGGTGCACGTTTCGACGATCCTGAACAGCTACTTAAGCTGACAACGTCGCATTTTAGCGAAGGCGGCCCGAACGAAATCAAGCAACTTACAACCGAGCGTAAAGCTCGCGAAATCCATAGAGAAATCTATCGGGAACAGCGGGAAATGATTTTGAACCATGTGGCTGAGAAGAGAAAACAGTTTCAGCAGCATCCTGATCCTAGAATTCGCGCAATGCTTATGGAGGGGCTACAGAATCTTGCCAAAATCTACGGTAAGAAAGATACGCCGTTAGTAGACCCCGATGGCGTATTCAGGCCAGACGAAGAGACAAAGAAACGCATTTACGGCGAATTTGTAAACCCTGGAGTAGAGTAGGTGTCCATTGACCGCAATTTAGGGCGGGCAAATCCGCCGTTCAGCCCTACAGCCGATCCGGATACGTTCGAGCGGCTAATTGCAAACCACGGCATACTTGCGCGTATATTGCAGTCCAGAAAGTGTCCATGTGCTGGCAAAACCGGCGGGTACCCGAACATGTATTGCAAGCTGTGCAAAGGCGACGGCTATATTTACACGTTCCAGCGGCGAATGCTTCAGACCGACGAGAACAGTCCGGTGCTGGACAATTCCCAGGTAGTACACCCCTACAGAGTGCCGTTACTGGAGCCGTTGAAAGTAGAGCGTGTGCTTTCGCCGGATCAGGGTGGTATCATAAACGTGCCTATTGCGGGATTTGATGACAGGCAAATCTATCTGGACGGGACGAACAAAGAAATTCTGCCGTTGCATTATGAGCGGCGGCGAGTAAGCTACTACTTTGATCGGTTCAATTATGTAAAGAAAGACACGGTGAAGGTTTCGCCGATAAATCCGAATCTGCTATACGTTACGCAGACACTATTCGACGACCAGTACAGAACAGGCAATCCCATGCAGGCCAGCGGGGACGTTACCGTTGTGAAGCGTGTATTCGATCAAACCGGCTATGAGTGGTCAGTGAAGTCATTCCAGAAGCAAGAGATTGAACTGGAGCCAGGCCAGAAAGTTCCAGTGCAGGGCCAGGTCTTTGCAGAATACTACTATGCTCCGGCGGAGAAAGTGCTGGCAACCGACATGGACAGCACGGACGAAAACGAAAAGTGGACAACCAACATAACGTCGGGCCAGACTCGAATCGCATTGCAGGCACGATGGGAAATAGGCCAGGGCGACTTGATTACATTTCTAGTTCCTGAGATATTCAAAGACGAAGTGCTGGGCCATTCCGGAGCCGCATTCGATCAGCTTATGGAATTTGATGTGTCGAGGGTTACTGCTGACATACTTGCGGAAGACGGCCAGACCTATGTGCAGGGCGAAGACTTCATATTCAGGCCATTCCACCGCATCCAGTGGATAGGTTCCAGGCAACCACAGGCGGATCAGACTATAGCGGTTCGTTACGCTTACAGGCCGACTTACATTCTCTTCATGGACAATCCAGCACCGAATACGCTGGACAATAAGCAGTTCCCTAAAGTGTTCATGGCCAAGTGGTACACGCGACTACTCCAGAAGGATCTGGAGAAGGCTCCGAACACATTCACAGAAGAGACCAAAGAGCGCGGCGACCAGCAGCAGTGGAATCCACAAGCGGTGCAGGATTTCTTCAATGGCTAAGTTCATCAAAATCACAAGCATTGATGAAGTCGCGGATGCAGTTGTATCAATACTGGAAGAAACACAGCCAGACGCAGTCCGTGGATTTGTGGTGCAGATGGCAAACTTTGCCTACGAATTGTGGACGATGGAAGCCCGCAATGCAAGTTCATGGGGCGATCGTTATGCTTCTACAATTACAATGGATATTCCATCTGCTGGAAAATCGGTGTCGGAAGCCTCTGTGTATGTGGATGAATCGCATCCGAATTTCATGTTTGTGAATATCATGGAAAACGGCATGAAATCCTTTTCCATTAAAGATGCTTTACTGGCTGGAAAAGCGGCACGGCGCAATAAAGCCAAGTACGGGACAGTTTTTGTACATGTGCCGTTCAGGTGGCGGACTCCTAAAGACGATCAATCAAAGACGCATAGCACATTTAGTGGAATGCTGTCCGATGACATTTATGAAATAGCGAAAGGTGGTGGACGGGTAACGGTGGATATGGCCAAGTCAGTCAGAAATAAAAACCTTGCTGGATTGAAAAGATTCGGTGGCGACGGGCACGGGCAGTATCTCACATTTCGCACGGTATCTGAGAAGTCTCAAGGTTGGAAACACCCAGGGGCTCCGGCTACTCCAGTGTATAGAAAAGTAGAACAGTTAGTTAATGACAGAGTAGAAAAAGAGCTGCTTTCTTTTCTGGAGGGACGTATGGACGGTATTGCTGAAGCGTTACGGGGAGCGACAAGATGAATGCATTGAATCCAGACGTCGAGTATGTAGACTTTACCACTTATCCGGTGGCGGTCCCTGAATGGTTTATTGATAAAATCAAGGTAGCAATTAACCAGTACGACATTCGCAATTTGAGCGGCGGGCGCGTGCAGGCTATCAACGTTAATTCAGAGCATCCGTTGGTCCAGTTAACCAGTGTAGTGCTCCAGAACGGCGGAAACGCAAATCCGGATCTAGCCGGAATACTCCCTGCAATCTCAGTCATAGAAGGCGATGAATCAGAAGAAATGACAACCGTTGGCCAGGGGCTCCGGCCATACGTTACAATCGACTCAGATTTTGTGCAGCAATTTAGCGAAGGAAACCCGATGTATGACAAGGCAGAGCGTTTGAAGTGCGGTCTGCTATCCGATCAGGAAGCCCAAAAGATCCAGAGCTTTATAGACGCCCAGGGCGGGCCAGTGCTGGCGATGAAAGAGCAGTACTTTGAGCGTGAAACGGCAAATATAAGCGTCTGGACCACAAATCCACAGGAAGTATTTCTGTTTACGCGATTGCTCAGGTCTGTATTGTTCAAGCTACGAAAAGAGCTGGCCAAACTTCACGCAGTCGATGTGCAAATCAGGGCCAGCCGGGGATTGGTAAACTTCAATTTTGGGCGGACTCTTTTTGGTTCAGAGTTCACTGTCACTTTCTTGAATCAGTTCACTAATTACCGGGTATTCAATACGAAGGATTCCGGTATTCTGGATTTATGTGTCGATGGATTCTACGTGCCAGTAGGATCGGACGACGAGCCAGTATCCGTACACAAATTTACGCAGGAGTTTGAAAATGAAGGTCAATAGTTTCACGGCGAACAGCCAGGAAGTAAAGAAAAAGGGTAAATACATGCAGGCGTCTTTTGAGTCAGTATTCAAAGGCAAGGAAGAGCGCGGCACGGATCTGTCAGAAAAGGAATGGGAAGCTCTGTTCGATCAGTTTGCGTCCATGCCCATTGAAGAGTTCCGGGCGACGCTAAAAAAATTGATTGCAGGGCCAGAGCAGGCCGCTACGGTTGAAAGCAAGAGCAATTCTAAGAACAAACCCGCAAAGACTGAAGCGAAAAATTCAGGGGACGGTGAGAATGCAGGAGCGTAAGAATGCCAGTCCCACAGTTGAATTTTGCCGGTATCCAGACCCGGATACCGGGCGTCTATATTCGCAATAGATTCCCTGTTCAGGCCGGTCGAGGCCAGACCCCTACCAACGTTGTGTACATTCTGGGCGAGTCTCAGGGCGGCATACCGTTTCCTACTACCGACCCGGATATTACAGACGATGATCGACCAATGTTTTTCAGCACTTCCGGCGAAGCTCAAGAGACGTTGGTTTCTGGTAACGGGCTCTATGCCACGTCTTTCTATCTGACTCCGACTACAGACTTGAATTTGAACATTCCCAGCGGAGTGTTTTACTTGCGAGTCAACGATGGTACGCGGGCGACTCGAACACTGCAAGAGTCTGCAAATGACGTCATTGATTTGAAGTCGAATCTATGGAATGCCCAGGGCAATCAGACTTCTGTGAAAGTAGAAGCCGCATCGACAGCAGGTAAAAAAGTCACTGTCAAGTATCGGGGCGTTACCATTGTAGAGCGCGACAACGTTGCAATCACTGGTCTGAATATCCAATATACTGGAGCAGGTTCAGCCGCTACAATGACGATCAATGGCACCACTTTGTCTACTACAGTGACCGGCGGCCCCGGCGGAGAAGACTTGAATTTGTCTTTTGCTGAATTTAAGACAGTGGGTGAGCTGGTTCAGTACATTGATGGGCTGGGTGCTTACAGCGCGACTTTGCAAACAGTTAGTACGCGGCCAAGTGCAGACCTGGATGCGGCGACGGCGGTGGACATAGATACTGCTGAGTATTCTGCGACTGCAAATGTGCAGGCATTGATTGAACTGTTCAATACTGAGACGCAGGGACTTATTACAGCGGATCTAGCAGACGGTGCGACTCGAACACTGCCAGACAACGATACGTCGTTTGTTTTCTTGACCGGAGGTAGTTCCAGCGCGGCGACAACGCAGAACTGGAATGACGCTCTGGAATTTCTGGAAAGTCGGGATGCAAACTGTGTTCTGGTAGCCACAAGTGACAGTGCAATTCAGCAAATGGTCAAAGATCATTGCGTGAGGATGTCTTCTATCCAGGAAGCCAAGTATCGACAGACAGCCGTGGGTGCGGCAACAGTCGATACAAAGTCGCAAAAGATTGCTGCTGCACGTTTACTGAACAGTTCATTGTGCGAGTACTGGGTGACTCCGATCAAGCAAAACGATCCATTGAACAACTTACAGCTTACTACTTTCGGGCCGTGGCTGGCAGCCATCCAGGCCCAGGGCATTCGATACGCGAACAATGTGACAATGACTCTGACTGAAAAGTCTATGTATGTTCTGGGCGTAGATGAAACCTATACCAGACAGGACGAGGAAGAGTACATTGCTGCTGGTTGCTCCTACATTAAGCAAAAGCGAAACCAGTTCATTGTGGGCCATAACGTTACCACGTATCAAGGCCCGCAGCTCATTTTGAACTTGCCGTCTACCGTGCGAACAACGCTGGTTATGACTGCATCGGTCAAAGACCGTCTGGAGCAGCGCATTGCAAATATGCTGGAAGCTCCCGATGAGTTCAAAATCAAAGAACTGAAAAACTGGATTGTAACGTCGTTGCTTCCAAGCTATCGAGACGAAAGTCCACGTTTTCTGACAGCAGACCCGAATACCGGCGACCCGGCATTTTCCAATGTTGACTTTCAAATTGAGGGCGATAAATTCTTTCTGAAATACACGGCGCGAATCGTTGTTCCACTTCACCAGGGCGGTATTGAGCAAGAGTTCATTGTGCCTGGACAGGTAAGCAACAGCAACGGCTAAGGAGTTAAGACATGCCATTTACAGGATTAGCAGGAAATAGCGAAGGCCCCGTTGGTGCCGGTTTAGACTCGCTCATTACTCAAGATGGGCGGATCGTCGCGTTCGCGTCGAACGTAAACTTCGACGAAGACTTCGAGCTGGAAGGAATCAGGACGCTTTCTTTCTACGGTGACAGGTTTTTCAAGTCGTTGGGCTATACAGCTAACGCTACGATTGAAACCTATGTATTGCGTGGCTCAGACGTTCCCGGTGCGCTTTACACTACAGGCTGGCAGGCAGATGGTTCATACAATCTGAACACTGCTGGATCATTCGACTTTGTCATGGCCGATCTATCGACGTTGGATGTATTGTTTACGTTGCTGGCATGTAAGAATGCAAGCCAGTCCGTTCAGTTTCCGGCGCGGGGCCTGAATACGAAGTCAGTGCAGTGGAGGGTATCCCGAATCATTCCGGGGCTCGAAACGTCATAACGAAAACAAAAAACAAACAGGAGTAAAAGCGATGAGCGAATTCAATAATCGTGGGATGCTTTTCAAATCAGAGGATCTAATTAAAGAGATCCAGTACGACGGAAACGAACAAAATACGTTCAAGATTAAAGCAATCTTGCCTACGGACATAGGGCAAATCAGTCGGATGCGGGCAGCTCGCCAGGGGAGTTTGCCAGCAAACATGTTTACGGAAGATGAGCTTGCCGTCTTTGATATGGAGGCGTCCATAGATTTTGCGGTGCAGGAGTGGCCTGATTGGTGTAGCTCTGAATCCGTCGATAGTCTCAGGCAGACGGAAATGAGAACATGGCTCTCAAATGAGATAAACAAATGGTCTAACGAATGGCAGACCAGGTTAAAAAAAAATAAGCACAAGCCTAATAAGCGAAGCTCAGAAACCAGAGTACCAGATTGACGCTTTCTTTTTCAGACATTTTCAAATCTGGCCGGAAGGCATAGAATATAGTAAGGCCCCTGTTGAACAGCGGGCCTTTCTTATGTACCTGGCTGCTGCTGCACCGGACTATGAACAGCTAGCGACGTACATGTACTACACGGGAAAAGTTGATGAAATTCTTGAAACCGACTACAGTAAATATATTCGGACACATGAGCAGGCGCAAAAAGCACAGGCAGCAGCGCGGGGCATTACCCATGAGCAATGGATTCAAGAGCGTTGCGAAAAAATTCGCAGAGAGAAAATCGACGATCTGAGAGAAATGCTGGGCTATGATAGACTGGCCGAAGATATAAAACCAGAAGAAGCAAAACTACAAGACCGAAATAAGTCCATTCGATCCCATTACGATGATTTGCGAGCAAAGCTGGACGAATACAAACGGGAGGTTCGACGAAAAGAAGAGGCAGGCATTCCGATTGACGAAAATCAAGAGACCGTTGTCAATGAACAGACTGGTAAAATCGACATTCGGGCATTGGATCGAACAATCTCAAGGGAGCAGCTAAAGCGGCGACAGGTAAAGCAGGATGGCCAAGAATGAAATCAATATAAACGTCCGTGAGCAAATCAAGAGCGGACGTTCTACTGCCAGTACTCTCCAGGGAATGCGAGAGGGTTCCGGTCAGTCCCAGCAAATGATTCGGGATTTGTCCAGAAGTCCGACTGAAAAAGGCAAAGAAAAAGGGCAGAATCAGCAATCTCAGTATTTGCGTGCGATGATGCGTGACATGCAAATGCAGCTCAAGGAACAGAAAAAGCAGTCTCAGATATTCCAGAAAGGATTCATGCGATTGCAAATGGAAATGAAAAATATGGTCCGGACGCAGCGTATGTCCGGCGGCGGCGCGGGAGACGGCGGCGGCGCGGGAGCCAGCAGTAACATGCGTTCCAGCATTCCTATTCTGGGCATGGTTATGGGTATTCTGACATTTGCTATAGGGGCCATGCAGCGTATCGGTAAGGCTTACGAATCTAAGGTCATGGAGCAGATTAATACTGCTGGCGTGACCGGTCTGGCGTTAGGCCAGGGGAGAATGACCGCTTCGGAATTCGGGCAGTACTCTAAATCAAGATACATGCAGGGCGGCACAGAATACGAAGACAATAGGCAACAGGCCATAGACCCTACCGTTGCAAATTACAAAGATGTGTTTGGTATTGATGCAGCAACGGTAGGCCAGACTACCGGTCAATTCTCTGTAGTGAATCAAGGGTCCGGTGAAAAGGTTTTTGCTTCTGTAATAACTACAGCCGTAGAAGGGGGGATGCGCTCGCAAACACAAGCGTTGGTTCAGGGATTGTCCGAGTCAATGGAGCAGAGTATTGCTATGGGTTTTGACAATAGCAAATACGTGCAAAACATGGCCACGTCTCTTACTAACATGTACAAGTACTCGCGTGTAGACAACGTTCAAGCAATACAGCAGATTGCAAAAAATTTAGAAGGGCAGCAGCAGAGTATCAACAAAGGTCAGATCAATGACTTAATGAAGCTCCAGTTGTATAACGTTGGCGCATCTGATGAATTTTTAAAATCGGAACATGGAACAGAAATCAGAAAGAAATACGGATATGATGGAAAAGCAGTCGAAAATTTGAGCATACTCGAAAAGAACAGACTCAGCCAGATAGCACAGTTGGAAGGCGGACAGACTATTCGAGATATGGCTATGGAAAGAATCATAAGTCCATATATTCGAGGTGATTCTGAAGGCGATTTTCGTAAAGCTGTAGAAATGGCTGGGCCAGCACTTCAAAGTCAGTATGGACAGGATCTATCTGCGCAACAGATTGAAGCATTAGTAGCAAGAGTGTTCGAGAAAAAGACTGGAAATAAGCCATCGTATGTGCAGGCGATAGAGGATCGGCGGGCGGTAGGACCGGATGAGATGGCAAATTTCAGTCGATTTACTGCATCGGCTCCATTTTATGCTAAATCAAAAACCATTGAGAGGGAAAGTTTGCTTTTAGGTGAAGCTGGAAAAGCTGCATTTGAAGGCATGGATCGAATGGAGAAAGCGTTACTGGAAATAGCAACAGACGTTGCGCCAGCGGTAGCTACGGCATTTGAAGGAATATCCAAGACGATGCAAACTGTCATTAAAGGTCTATCTACTATGATCGACAAATTGATGAAAGGGATTGAAGTCTACACGGACACTGGCAGCATAAACGAGGCCAGGAAAGCTGCTGGATTTACTCTTTTCTAAAGGAATTATTGTGCCACAGAAATCAACACTGAACTTTTCTCGAAAAACCATATATAACGCTGGCGTAGAGAGTACAATGGAGTACGCGACACGCGGAAATGTACGCGAAAAGGCTCCACGTATAAAACTAACAATCAATCCGTTTTTACCGCCACTTGTTCCTATAGACTTTTTTGGAACGGATCTGGGCGATTTGATTATGTCAGCGACGTGGTACAAAAGTCGAAATGAGCCTGGCGGGCATTTTCAAATAACGCTGGCTCCAGACGACGAGTCGGTAAAGCAGTTTGTAAATCAAGGTCCATTCAAACCATTGACTGATTTGCTGGGTGCTTCGCTTCGCGATGTATTTAAGCCCATGACTATGGCACGTCTGGAAATTGACGGCTATCATATTATGACGGGCTACTTGCGAACATTCAGCAAGTCAACGGATTCCGGAGGCAATATGAGCTATATGGCTCATTTTGATGAGTTAGGTCAGCTTTACACATGGAATATCCTTGACCAGCGTTACCAGCTTCCAGGAGCACAGGATGACGCAGAGAGCTATTTGACTACTCCACAAAGCGTTGCGACTTATGATGCCTTCAAGAATTTGCCGTTGGGGCTGGCGATTAAAGAGCACGTTGATTTTTTCAAGCGTACGACATTGAACTATGGTCTTGCTGGTTATCCTAAACCATACTTTTCATTGAGCGACGGTCTTCCAATGGCGGCCCGATTATCGGCACAGTTTGCATCGTTAGGTGGAATCAGTTTGAATACCTGGGTTACGCGAATGCCGCTTACAACCAGTTATCATGGTTCAGCGGGCGGTTCATTCTGGGATTTCTTGACTACATTGTGTCCGGCTCCGTGGATGGAAATTTTTACCGAATCCGGAGGGCGAACTATATGTACGGGTTCGCCTCTAAATTTGTTTCAAAGCAATCCTGCACAAAGGGAGACTGATTTAGGAAACCTGAATACAGGTTACGAAGAGTTGCAATCGCCAGACGCAGTGCAATCAACGTTAGGTCAAATTGAGCAAAAACTTACAAATGCCTCCGTAAATGTCAGCGTACTGGTTCCAGGGTTTTCTCACATGGTTGTGAGAAGCTCACCCTACCATAATCCGATGACAGGTCTAAACCCGTACATGGGCGGGATACTGTCCAGCACTGAGTTAGGTGTGTTTGATCTACTTATGGCTGGAGATTTTGTAATTGGATCGGACGTAGAAGTAGTTAGTAAATCTTTGCGAAATAGTATTGAACAGCAGTACACTTACTTTGATGTGCCCTGGGACGCTCCGACTTCTGGCAATTCAAACAATGTGGTAAATAGACCTTCCGTTGCGTATGGCCCTAATTTCAGCCTGTTCCCAGGTGGAGTGCGGACGTATGGCGATAGAATAATGAGCCATAGTTTTGGGGCCAGTGCGCGGGATGCTCTGGGACTTCCAAATCAAGTGTTGAATGATTCCTTTCTAAGGACGATCCTTGCTCCGGCAGGAAGCAAAGAAATCAATGTGCCGGTACTAAGCACAGCTCTGGCTCTGTATTTTCGCAATGCGGCCAAGTATTTGGAAGGCACGTTTATTCTGGAAGGAAAACCATATGCGAAACCGGGCATGATGTACATTCATGCGGAGCCATTCAAAGAAGGCAAAGTTACCGATCCTAGAGAATTAGGGCTCTATTACATAGATGCTGTGCAAGGAAATTATGACATTAAAGCTAAAGACTTTACGACTACGCTGGAAGTTATTCGCGGAACACCGTTTGCATTTGATGCTAAAGCAGTTGGTAGATTGCTGATGGAATGGGAAACATATACTCCACCATTGAACGTGAGTGATGGTGAGTTGCCATATGGAAAAGGACTCGGCTCGTTAGGATCGTTGGATTCATTTCTTCAAAGCACCGGCATAAACAGGTTATTCTAATGTTTGGGTACAGGCGAAAAACCTACCATGTATTTGGAATGGACCCGTTGGCCATTCCTTCGAGAGAATCGCCCAGGCACAAATATACGCAGAATAATTTCAGATTGCGAAGCGGGTATATTTCAGACGTTCAGGAAGAGCCGGAGTCTGAAGTTGTGCTGGTGACAGTGCGAATGATTACAGGAGAAGAAGTCAGTCCTGTAATGTATCCCGGCCCAGCAGTCACAGTAAATATGAGCGGACGGTATGGCGGAAATATCGCAGGAGTTCACGGTATTTATGTGCCTCCGGCAATCGGTCAAAAAGTCGTCATCGGTTATCTGGAAGGAAAGACGGCAATGCCGGTAGTCCTTTCTATGGATAGCTATCGTTCCAGAGTTGATTTCGGCGATCCTACTTTACACACGTTACCACTTACAAAGCAGGGCCATAGTGCAAAGGATCTGGTATTCGGGCACTGGACAGGAAGTTATTTTGTTATCCGGGCGAGATTGCCGCTTCCAGGGCAGATTGAAACCTATTCGCGATCCAAACAGGTGCACGAAGCGAAAGCTGGCTTTGAATACGAAACACAAGGGCAGTATGTAATAAAGGCGAGTCAATTCAAGGTAGAGCTGACAACCGGCGAAGAGCTGGAGCTTTCTCCTGCGCAATTCAAAGTAAAGTTCCCGTCTGGCAATGAGCTGACTCTGGATGTAGCAAAAATGGAAGTGACAACCAGCGGGATTACTCACAGAATGAATACCGTTGGAGTCAGCACAGACGGACAGTTTACATGGGATGCAAACAGTATTCCGACTAGAAGCCGGACACACACGCATCCCAGCGCAGCGATTGGACCGCCGTCGCCGCCGACTCCAGGGAGCTAAGAAATGGCACTGAACAAAGGACAGCTACAGAGTCAAATTACAGCCGCTTTCATAACAGCCATGCAGACTGAGACTGGATCGGTTTCAGCGACTGCCGCGCAGTTAGGCCAGGACATTGCCGATGCCGTAGACTCATTTGTGAAGTCTGGAACAGTGAGCACTACAGTGATAGGAACGCTCCCGCCTGGACCACAGGCAGCAACCGGAACTGGATCAGTTACATGAGTCTTCCTAAAATTCTGGAAATTATTACAGGCAACGTTGCATTGACGGGCCTGTACTCATTTGAGTTTCGCAATCAAGACAACCAGTTTATCACTGAGGTATTTTTGATTTTGCCACCGGAAGAAGTGTCGGTTTCGGAAAGCCCGCGAAGTGCGCTTCACCCTACGTTGACCGGCGGCTATCTGGTAGACTTCGGAAATGAGTTCAAAGACATTTCTATTCGCGGGCAGTGCCACTTCTACTACGCCAACGTGCCCGGTACAAACACGTACCCGGTATTGCGTGACAATGAAAGCCCGCCGATTGTGAACGGATACGAAGAGTGGATAAAGCTCCGGTTTTTGCTGTCCAGATATAGAGATTATACAATGACTCCCGGTGGTAAGCTGGGCAAGTTCATTCCGCCGTTCGCGTTACTCGGAAATCCAGGAATGCTTTCAACAGCGATACTCATTGACCAGGTAACGCGCAATGTAGGTTCTAAAATCGGGGCTCTGGCGGACCAGGTGAAGCTAGTATTCCATGATTGGGATGAAGACTCGCATTTTTATTGCAAAGTAGAATCATTTAGCGGAAATAGAAGCAAGTCAGATCCATTTACTGTAATGTATGACATTGCATTGAAGGCTTACCGGGTTGATGAGACTCGCACCGGTCTATCAAATGCAGGTAACGGGGCAATAACGAAGAAAGAACCAGCATGGGAATACATGCGAAAGATTCAGATTGTATCTGGAGACTTCAGCCCGGCAACCGTGCCTGGTGACATTCAGTATGGCGAAGGTGAAGAAAGTTTCATTCTACCAGCTACAGACACGCCAGTAGCAGCCGACTCTGCACTTACGTTTGGAACGTCTGGCGGGTATTCAGTAAATAAATACATTCCACAAGAGCTGCTGGTCAGCCAGGAAGTTCTGGAAATCAGCCAGCGATTGGAGTTTTTACGCGGGGAGCTTCAAAAAGCTGTAGCTACAGCACAGACGCAGACAAAGCCGATTGCAGATGTCATTGGAACGCTACCGGAGCAAACCATTGCAGCGGTGCAGGATTTGAAATCTCAAATAGAAAACTATACTGTGCCGCAAGAGGTGTTTGACGATTTTCTAGCCGGGGCTCTAGCATTTTCTGAAGTAGCCAGCTTTGATGTCCTGGCCTATTACAATGAACTGCAAAAACTGGAAATAGCAACAGCAGGTTATCAAGTAGCCTTGATTACAGCAGCGGATACAAGTGTTCAGCCATTGAATCCGGGCGGCGGTTCGGGTATCGGCTATCTGGGAATTCTAAACAGCTCCGAATTTGACAATCCGTCGTTCGACTATCCGGTGACAGACATTCCACAAGCATACATTTACTATCAAGTCAAAGAAGGTGAAACGTCGCCACAGATAGCAGCTAAAGTTTTTCCAGACGGTGACTACAGTCGATGGCCGACGATTCTTGATCTAAATGGTATTACTGAATCTGATTTTCTCGACGGAAATGTGCCAGCAGGAACGTTGATTAAGATTCCGATTCCGGGCAACGTCGCTGTGCAGGGTGAAGACAATATGGTATTTGAAATGCCACCGGAAAATCCAAGCCCATCCCAGCTTCAGAATTTTCTATATGGTTCTGAGATTGGATTGAACAATAGAAGGTTCACTATTTCAGCGGGTGGAGATTTGCTAAAAGTGCGCGGAAGTGATTCTGTTATTCAAGATTGGGTACTTCGTTTTGCCAGAAATGAAGGTGAATTGAATCCTTTACATCCAATCGACGGGATTTTATCTATCAACGACTATGGAGACGATATTCCGTACGCAATCACACTGGATCGGCTTATCAATGATTTGCGAGTGAAGACGGAGCTAGATCCTCGAATTCAAACAGCCAGCATTGATCTAAATTCACTGCGAATTGAGGGTGACAAAGTCTTTGTGAATATGAAAATAGTTATGATCGGCGGAGACGAATTTACAAGGCCGGTCACGGTGGAAGGCGCATAATGACTGCAATTCTCAAGGTATTCACAGCAGAGCAATACACGACTCTATTCCGCGACTATGTCATTGCCCAGAACGTTGGGCTGACTAACTGGAACGTCGGATCGGTCAATCTTGCTCAGGCAGAAGCCGTCGGGCTGGTAGCGTCTACCCTGGGTGCAGACATGCTGGAAGCCATTCGCCGTGTTGCTCCAGTTGCGCTATACGATGGATTGAATTTCACACGTAAAGGCGCACTGAGAGCGACCGGCACTATTCGAGCCTACCGATTGCCGCAATTTACGCTGGCATATACCGGGGCCGGGACCAGTTGCGAAGTAGACGCATCGGCTACTTTGTTTTCGACAACCGTGACAGCAATTCCAGCAGACGATTTGTCCATTGACCTGACTACATTTACAACCATCCAGGCCGTGGTGGATGAAATCAACGCGCATCCGTCGGGCAATTACACAGCCGCAGTGGTGTCGGGTAACGCTGACAACGATTCAGACAATCTTTTTGCATACAATGGATTTGAGCTGGTAGGGAACACTGACTACTTGAACAATACAGATAGCATGGGCGTCATGGATTCTGGAGCGGTTCAAGTAACTATTGCGATCGGGACGCCGTTTAACATTGATTCAACGTCTTATGAAACCACAGAAGCAAAAACGTTAGAGGCGGGCGACGATTCGACTGATTCTATTGCTGGTCGATGTACTGTTTCAGGCACCATTGGAAACAATGACGCATTGACATTGGATACATTGAACGGAAAAGGTTCATTTAACTATCCGAATATAGACCATGCAATAAACGACGCAGCATTCACGGGCGGCCAGGAGCAGGAAACCAACGAAGAGCGAGCAGCCCGGTTTCAAATCCGCATTCAGGATCTATCTGGAGGTGGAACAAATCTAGGAATACGTGCAGCAATACTTGAACTGGATCAAATCCGAAGCGTAACAGTCATAGAGAAAGATCCGGAGCCAGGAAAGAACCGGGTAGTGGCCGACCGTGGCGACGGCACATTGTCCGCTTCCGATATAGATGAAATCAGGCTAATTCTGGACGGCGACCCGGACGACATAGAGAATACTCCAGGCGTGGGCGTCGCTGGAATCGACTACAATATCGAAGCTCCAAACGTTTTAGGTGTGCCGGTAACAGTTACCGTCAAGCGTATTGGAACACTGTCTGATGAAAACGAAATCACAACGGCGGTAAATACTGCAATTTCCCGGTATATCAATACGCGAAGGCTGGGCGACGATGTGATTTTTGCAGAGCTGGTGAGGCAGGTGAAGTCTTCGCATCCATCTATATTCGATGCGACGTTTACGACTCCGACTGCAAACATTGCCGTCGCTGATGATACAGTGCCCAGAACAGGCATAAGTGGCGCACCGATTACAATAACAATCACAACGGAGCCGACGATTCCATAATGGCAACCGTAGCTCAGTTATTTGATTCCTATCTGAGAGGTGTCCTGGATACTGAAGACCCAATGTACAGGGCCGTCTGGGCGAGATCGGACGTTACGCCACCGGCAAATCCGACAAATCCGAATGACCTGGATATTGGCGCGGTATCCAATCTGTTTGAGTGGACCCGGAAGTTGTCGCTATGCCTGCTGGATCAGCTAAACATTCAGAAAGCGGAAAGCGTCTGGCTGGAGTTCATAGCCTGGGATCTGATGGACATTCCCAGATATAAAAACGAGACCGACGAAGAGTGGCGAAATCGAATAGCAGAATTTGTGCTGGCACCAAAGAAATCCAGGGCGGCCATAATCAATATCATGCGCCAGTTTTCTCCAGGCGGGGAGCCACAGTTGCTTTCTGGAGAAGTGGACAGTGCATTCGCCGATGTAACGTATTCGGATTTCTACCAATCAGTACAGCTTGACATGCCCGGTACATTGTTTGATGGTGTTTGGGTATTGCCTGCACTGGCAGCGGCCAGCAACAGCAATGTGTATTTTTTTAGATTGAGATTATTTGATACTCCTGAAGAGGATTCAGCAGCAGTTGTAGATTATGTGGACCGGTGGAAGGCTTCCGGTATCGACTACGACATAGTGATAGAGGTTACAAGTCCATGAGTCAGAATATCCGCACACTTCAGCACAGCGAAAGACAGCGAATAGAGCACGACCAGGTGCTAAATCGTCTGGGCGATTTGCAGTTACGTGACCTGAACGTATTTGTTCGCGGGCTCTATGTAGAGAATACCAGCATTGATGCGGTGTGTATTGAAGGTCTGGAGCTTACGCTGGATACAGGAATGACAGCACTGCTTTCCATGCCCGCGACTGCTGTGCAGCATATAGGCGACGGTGTGTTCATTCTGGGCCATGAGTCAGAAGCCGGAGACGCGACCCGTTCACTGACATTCAGTGACGGAGATCCAACAAATCCGCGAATCGACATTGTGCAGGCGCGATGGGCCAAACGATCTGCAAACAATGATCCAGCAGTTGACATTATTGACCAGAACACGAAAAACATTTCTTCGCAATCCCGTGATCGAGATTTTGAGCTGTATCTGGAAACGCAGATTGTGGAAGGTACTCCAGCAGGCTCTCCTACAGCTCCATCGGTGACAGCTTCGATAGCTGCAATGTTTACTGGCACCGTGGCATTGACCGGCACACTGGATTTGTCTGTACGCAATACTATTTGTTTTCTGGTAGGTGACGAAGACTCAGAGTTAGTAGAAGTGAACGTGGCTGGCGCGACTCCAGCCGCCACG